TTGGAATAGTGATAAAGTTTATACCAAATATTTGATTATATATCTTAGAAGTGAAGATGGTATGTTGGCTGTCAAACGTTCAGTAGATAATATGTTAACATTAAGTGAAAATGAAAATCTACAATTACGTGATGTGTTTAAATATGTCAATGTAAATAAATTATGTTATCAGATAGTCAATGGTAAAATTAGTCCATGGATGGTATATCAAAGTAAAACTGGTGTAGAATTTTTAAGTAGATTAAATGATGATCAACGAAATCTTATCTATCCATATATTGATCCAGAACGTTGGAATATTAAATTCAAACGTGATAATGAAGAAACAAAAATGATTAATTCAGTTATTGCTCAAATTGAGGGTTTATGAAATTTAGTGCCGATATTGATTTAGATTTTGGTGATCGTAATATATTGTTAGAACATATTGAATATACAAGTGCGGCTATGAGAAATGTAACTCCTATTCGTAAACATGGTAGTGGTGTATATGTAACTGATATACCCTATGATTCTGCATATGATATGACTTCAATTGATTATACTGAATGTGAAAATCGTGGTTATATTAAATTAGATTTATTAAATGTTTGGTTATATAAACTAATCAAAGATGAATCACATTTAATTGAATTGATGAAAGAACCAAATTGGTTAAAACTACAAGATCGTGAATTCTTTGATAAATTGATTCAGATTGGTAATTCTTATCATTATGAAACTATGTTAAAAATGCCAGAACCAATTAATAGTATACCAAGATTATCTATGTTTATTTCATTGATTAGACCAGGAAAAAAACATTTAATTGGTAAAAGTTGGAAAGAGATTAGTAAAACAATTTGGGATAAAGATGAAGAAAGTTATTCATTCAAGAAGTCACATTCCTGTGCTTATGCTCATTTGGTAGGAATTCATATGAATTTGTTAGAACAAGATCCAACTGCACATCAATTATCAGAGCATCTTTTTAACTAGTGTAATACTTCTACGTTTAATTCGTTTTTTTGCTAATTCATTTAAACTGGTTGTTGGTCCATGTATTACAGTTAATCCTTTATTATTAAATGTTTTTAGATATGGGCGAAATACTGACCAATCATCTCTTAGAAATATATTAATTGGTATTAATCTATTACTTTCCCACCACCAATTTTCACCTAATTCTAAGAATAATATTTTTAAATCTTGTTCAACAATACTACCATAGTCATATAATGTAGTAACTACATCATCTCTATTTTGTATAATCCCAACGTATTCTAAGTTTGCATAGGTACAAACCGTGATAAACGGGTGATTCGCTCTTAATTTCTGAAAAAATTCATTGACCATGTATTGATAATATTATTGTAACATTATTTATCGGCATGGTTTTCCAAATATAATAATATACAATTCAGATAAATATTATAATAAGGACATTAAAGTGACAGCTCAAACAAACGTCTACTTGTACAATCAACGACAGCTGGTAGTTTTATTGGAACGTTCACCAGATGGCGCACAAAGGAGTTATGAAAAAGTGTATTCTAAAGACCTAACAATTAGTCGCGGCGTGGACAATCTGCTTGAATTTTCGTTCATCAATCAAAATCAAAAACCAGTTAATATTAGTGGTAAAGATATAACTTGCAGAATATTGAACGCTGATGGCACTGGTATTCTTATACAAAAGACATTAACACCAGTTCTACCAGTTACTGGATTAACCAGTTTATCATTAACCAAAGATGATATTGAAAACATTAATACTCAATATTGTTATTATAGTTTGGAAATACCAGTTGATACATTTGACTATCCTGTGTTTGTAGATAGTCAAGGTGGTGCACGTGGTATAATCAGAATTGTTAATAGTGTATTACCATCATTTGTACCAAGTAAAGTAGTAACTATTCCAAGTCATGTTCCACCATTGGGTGGATCAGGATCAACAAACCCAGAAGTTGCACCACCAACATCTGGTCAACCAGTAACATATTACAGTAGTTATATTAATACGGCTGAAGCTCCAGTATTATCACTTCAAGTAACTTTTGAAAACTTTACAGGTAGTATTCAATGGCAGGCTAGTACTCTTGGAGACTTTAGTTTATGGTATCCACTATATGAACCAGTTAGTTATACAGCAGCCACAATCACTGAGGGATTTAATATTCAGGGATATCATCCTTTTGTTAGAATGATGATTGTCAATCAGGGAACATATCCAGTTATACCCTATACTAATTTTCTTCAAGGTGATGTAGTAGAAATATTTGCTAGATAAGTATCCAATACAATTGATTTTTCTCACAGGTCATAGTATAATATACTATGACTTTTATTTTTTATTAATATGACCAATACTGTAATTGAAACCATCATAAGTTTATGGCAAAATGGAAGACGTATTAAACGTTCGGCTGGAGGTTGGTTGTCTGGTAATGGTGTATGTTGTCATCATAATGGTGAAACTGCAGATACTCGTGGTCGTGCTGGTTTAATAATCAGTGATGAAAAAGTAAATTACAGTTGTTTCAATTGTGGATTTAAAACAGGATATTCATCTGGTCATTTATTATCAGAAAGATTAAAACAATTATTAGATTGGATGGGCGCAGATCAATCTACTATTGATCGTCTAATGATGGAAACATTGAAAGTTCGCGAAGATAATACTCTAGCCAGATTCAGTAAAAAGTCAAACTTCTTTATGGCTAATTTTCATTCAGTGGATTTACCAGAATATAGTGAAAGAATTGATTCTACTGATTCTACTCATCAAGTATATATTGATTATTTAAAATCTCGTTCTATTGAATTAGATGATTATAGATTTTATATTACACCAGAGGCAGAAGGAAGAAACAAAAATAGAATAATTATTCCCTATTATTATCAGGAACAATTAGTTGGTAATACTAGTAGATTTCTAGATGATCGTAAGCCTAAGTATATATCCGAGCAACAACGTGGTTTTGTTTTTAATATAGATGGTCAACAAAAAGATTGGGAAGTTTGTATTGTAGTTGAAGGTCAGTTTGATGCTATTAGTATTGGTGGTTGTGCCGTTATGGGCAATACTATACTTGATGAACAGGCTGCCATTTTACGTAAATTATACAGAAAAATCATTGTTGTTCCAGATAGAGACAAAACTGGTATGAACATTTGTGATAGAGCGTTAGAGTTAAATTATTCAGTTAGTATACCACCATGGAATGATGATATAAAAGATGTAAATGATGCAGTTAAATTCTATGGACGATTACCAACTTTACTAAGTATATTACAACATGAAACAACCAACAAGATAAAAATTGAAATGATGAGAAAACGATTTAAATGACCCCAGTTGAATATACAAGAGAAATACAAGAATTATTTTTACGAATGATGATGACTGATGCTCAGTTATATACTAGAGTCAGTAACATTATGAATAGCGAAAACTTTGACAAAGGATTAAAAGCCTCGGCAAAGTTCATTATGGAATTCAGTGAGAAATATAATGCTATACCTGATAGTGCACAGATTCATGCCACTACTGGTGTTCAGTTAGAAGTAATTCCAGGAATGAGAGATAGTGATGTTGAATGGTTTTTAGATGAGTTTGAAAAGTTTACTCGTAGACAAGAATTAGAACGAGCTATTGTCAAGAGTTATGATCTATTGGAGAAAGGTAACTTTGATCCAGTTGAAAAGATGATCAAAGATGCAGTTCAAATTTCATTGACAAAGAACATGGGTACAGATTACTTTGCTGACCCAAGAGCCAGATTAATGTCAATTAAGAACAACAATGGTCAGATCAGTACTGGTTGGCCAGTATTAGATAATAAATTATATGGTGGATTTAATCGTGGAGAACTTCAAATCTTTGCTGGTGGATCTGGAAGTGGTAAGTCATTGTTTATGCAAAACTTATCAGCCAATTGGGCACAAGCTGGATTTAATGGTGTATATATTACACTTGAATTAAGTGAAGAATTAACTGCATGGCGTATTGACAGTATGATTACTGATGTTGCCACTCGTGATGTATTTAAACATGTTGATGATGTTGAATTGAAAGTCAAGATGGCAAGTAAGAAATCTGGTAAATTCTGGATTAAATATATGCCAGCACAAAGTACAGTTAATGATATGAGAGCCTATATCAAAACTTTACAAATGGAATATGATGTAAAGATTGATTTCTTATGTGTTGACTATTTGGACTTATTAATGCCAGTTAGTACAAAAGTTAGTCCAAGTGATTTGTTTATTAAAGACAAATATGTATCAGAAGAATTACGTAATTTGGCCAAAGAACTTAATGTATTGTTTGTAACGGCATCACAGTTAAATCGTAGTGCAGTTGAAGAAGTTGAATTTGATCATAGTCATATTTCAGGTGGTATTAGTAAGATTAACACAGCCGATAATGTATTTGGTATCTTTACTAGTCGTAGTATGCGTGAGCGTGGTCAATATCAGATACAATTAATGAAGACTCGTAGTAGTAGTGGTGTAGGTCAAAAGATTGATTTGCAGTTTGATGTTAATACATTGAAAATTTTTGATGATGGTAGTAATGGTGATGGTCAAGCGCCAGTAACTAGTGCTAGTAGTTTATTGAATAAGATCAAGACATCCAGTCAAATCATTGATCCTTCAACTGGTGAAGTGACTGAAAATGTAGATTCTGCAAAAAAAGTTGTGGCAAACGTACAATCTAGTAAATTAAACGCTTTGTTAAATCAGATAAAGACCAAACAATAAGAGTTTTGAGATAAATACAGTATGATGAAAAAAAATACTCGCAGTCTTCTTGAAGAATTAGAATATGTAGCTGAGAATCGTGATACATCACATATCATTGAATCTCGTGCTAATAATATTATTAATTCAGCGATTCATTTACTTGAAGTAATTGATCGTAATTATAGTGAAGAACAGGCTGCTATTTTAGAAAAGAAACTATTGATTGCGATTAAAAATCGTGATACAGAGAAATTTTCTAAAAGTCTTAAAAGATCAAAAGGTCAATAATGAAAATAAGTGATTTATCAACTACTGAACAAACCAATGAAGGATTTGGAGATTTCATAAATAGAACTGGATTAATGGGTCAGGCTAATAAACAGTCTGCTATGTCAAAACAACAAGACGAAAGAGCTAAATCTATTGGTCTTAAAGATTTTACTTATAAGTTAAATTCTGCATTGCAGTCTGCCATTAAAGGTGGAATCGTTACTCCGCCTGTTGCTGCTGTAACATCTACATCAGCGCCAACTCAAAATCCACAACAAGCGGCCAAATATGCCGCTCTTAAATCTCAAGCAATTTCTGCAATACAGGGAAATATTCCTTCAAATAAAACAGTAACTCCAGAGTCTCAGTATAAACTATTCAATCAATTAATAGAAAGTCAAATATTAGATGAAGCAGCGGAATCAGTGTCTCAATTTATTACACGATTTATTGATACTCAAACAAGAAATTTAGTTGATAGTCCAAATTATCAACAAAATATTAATATGATTGCTAAAAAATTAGAAGATCAATATTCAAAAACTCAAAAACTTGATCCAAAGTTAGTTGAACAAGCGTGGGAAACAATTTGGGCATGGTCTCAATTGGGTAAAAAACGAAGTGGATATAATAGTGGTGGACAAATTATAGACATGGATCATGATGGAACTGATGATTCCATTCAAAGAGATAATGTTAGAAAAAAATTAATTCAAAAAATCAATAAAACAGATTTCAATGATCCTGATAAACTTAAACTATTAGCCCCCGATGTTAAAAATTTATGGGACATGATTCAGGGTATAAAATGAAGATAGATTATCCAGTATATCCAGAACTACCAACTGATAGTGATTGGAAACGTAATCCATACGCTCCCACGTAATATTAAAATCTCTTAAATTTTTAAGAGATTTTTTTTCTTCTAAATACTTGATGAGAATCAAATGCTATACATTGTATGATATCACTCAAACCAATGTTAATTTTAGAAAAAAGAATACAGAAATCGTCCCAGTAGATGAGATGAAAAAACGCAGTCAACAAAGTAATTTTGAAACAATATTACAAATTATTAATATGCGTAGTCAACCAGAAGAGATATCTGAAAGTGAATTAACAGTAATAAACATTGATGATCTTAAAAATTATAATTTTGGTTATCTATATGAAAAATCATATAACAAAACTATTAATAAAATAAATGTTTGGTCTTTTACATTTTCAGTAGATCATGCTGATGTTTTTAATAATGGTATAAATGATCTTGGTAGTTTATCTGATGATTGTAATCAAGTACCAATGATATTAAGACTTGAAGAGTCATTTAAATTGTCAAATCAAATGACTATTAGTGATGAACAACGTAACATTTATTT